GTTGAAAGGAGGAGAGATTTATAACACGGAAGCCATCAATATTAGTAATAATCTCATCCATAACGTTTCTGAGAGACCAAGAACAATATGCAACCCAAGCAAATAATACTGTGGGTTGTTGACTCTAATCCAGAAGTTGTTCTGGCCAGCCTTGAAGTAAGTAATGCCTGGCTTCATCTAAGGTTTCAACAAGAAACAATTGCAAAAGCTCTTCACTTCTAAAGTTTCTCCCAACATGTTGAGTCATTCCATTGATGGTAGTGCATTTGAGAGCACTTAACATGTGGTACTCAGGTAGATAGCTATAGATCCAGTAACCAAGAAGTTGGTGAGTAAGATCTTCGATAAACTAAAATAGAATTTGTGGTTTCAGAATAACGTTAAAGACATAGACCATTTATAGCAGTCGTTCTTGGAATAAGCCCTAAATCACAGGAGTTTGATGTTTGTACAACTGCCAGGAATAGGGTTAGAGAAATGGCCTCAAGAGGTATTGAACGTGTTTAGGAGTACTATGCCATAATATGGATAGGATCAGTAGCCTTGGTTGAACTTCATGTATTACGATATAACAGGCATGACTTTCAGTGGGCACCCTTTCACAACCTACTTTAATACGAGTGCATCATTAGCTTATGGAAGTTTCTATTTGTATGATTCTGGGCTGCATCAATATAGACACTTCATGTGGGCAGCTGGAGATGATTTAGTTATATGGCATGTACAAGATATATCTAAATGCATACTACTTCATACTAGCTAGGACAAAGATAAAGGTTAGGTAGGCTTAGGACAATGTGTAAAAGAAGTAATCGTATCCAAGTTTGATGATTATGACTTTTGCTCGAAATGGGTCTTCTAAGGTAGGTAATGGAGAGACTACTCAAAAGTACTCAGCCAAAAAATGACTTACAACAAAAAGAACTAGTAGATAATTAACGATCCTTCGTTACATGCCTTGGCTATTTACCAGGGAGTCTAAAGTGAACATTCCTCATTATTGGTAGAGGAAATATGTAAATAGAGAGTGTTGACTCTTAGGAAGACTCTGAAGGTGAATATGTAGCAACAGATGCTTATAAATAAGTAAAATACTTATGCATTCCGAGAGGATAGAGAGAATAATAAATATATCGATGAATGCTATATTAATCACAAGATAGGACTAAGCATTTACAACCTGTTGATGATGTTCGAGCAAAATGACCCAAAGAT